CCCAGCGGCGGCTGGGAAGGCGTCAGTGCCAAGACCGGCAAGACCATCCGCATCAAAAGCGCCCAGAGGCTGAGAAAACGCTTGGCGGACGCATCCTGGTCGACGTCGACGCCCGAGGAAAACCGCCGCAGGCACGCCGACCAGAGCAAGGCGATTCGTGAATCGGGCGATGGGAACGCCTGCTTGACCGAGCCTGCGGCCCAGGACGCCACCGATGCGTTCCAACGCGACACGGACGAACGTGGCGCGACGGGGGCCAAGCGGGAGGCCAAGCCGATGAGCCTGCTGGACGCGGCGGCACACCTGCTTTCGCTGGGCACCGGCGACCCGATGCGATGCAAGGACATCGTGGACCTGGCGGTCGCCCGTGGATTGTGGACGCCGCGAGACGGCAAGACGCCCGCGAATACCCTCTACGCGGCCATTTCGCGCGAGATCAAGACCAAGGGCGACGCCAGCCGATTCGCCAAGGCCGAACGCGGCAAGTTTACCCTGAAGGGGTAGTCCAGCCACTAGCGCTGCTGCATGAGACGCCCCGGTCACTTCCGGGGTGTTCTCAGTGGTCAGTTTGACCGGATCGACCAGCCACACCGGCTTGCCCAGCTCGTTGGCCAAACGCACCTCCGCTTGCACGCCCACCGATCGATCCCAGCCCGGCAGCGTCAGCACCCACAATTCATCGCATTTGGTCAGCATCGCGCTGTCATATCGCTGCCAAAACGACCAATCGGTCGGTAGGCCAAACCGCGCTATCGGATGCGAATGGGCGATGGGCGAGAAGATCAGCAAGCCCCGGCGCATCAGCACAGCCGCCGCTCGGCAGACGGCGTCAAAGCGCGCCTGCTCGACCGCCGGGTCGGCGTCGCTGTATGGGGAGGCGAGGTAGATCAAGCGATCACCTCCGCCTCGGCTTCGACCTCGGGCTTGGCGGCCGCGATCCGCCGGGCCTTATTGCCGGTGAACTTTTCCCAACGCTGGACGATCACGTCGCAGTAAGCCCGATCCAGCTCCATCAGGAACGCTCGGCGGCCGGTCTGTTCGCAAGCGATCAGCGTCGAACCGCTGCCGCCGAACAGGTCCAGAACGCTCTCGCCGGGCTTGGATGAATACTGGATCGAGCGGGTGGCCAACTCGACCGGCTTCTCGGTCAGGTGGACCATCGCCTGGGGGTTTACCTTCTTGACATGCCAGAGGTCGGTGGCGTTATTTGGCCCGTAAAAATGGTGACCTGCGCCTTCCTTCCACCCATAGAAGGCTAATTCAAAGCATCCCATCATATCTTTGCGCGTGAGAACGGGATGCTGCTTGTCCCAGACGATCCCCTGGCTGAAATACAGGCCCGCTTTCTTGAGCGGTGCAGGATAATTGCCCAGGTTTGCGTACCCGCCCCAGATGTAGAACGAGCCGCCGGGCTTGAGCACGCGAGCAGCGTTGGAGAACCACGCCAGCAGCATCTGATCGAACGCCTCGTCGCTGACGAAGTCATTCTCCAGCGGCCGATCCTTGGCGCGCATTCTCTTGCGGGCTTTCTTCGGATCGGTGACGCCGCGAGCCTGGTCGAAGCCCTGGTGGTGCAGCTGCGCCTTTTTGTTCTGGAAAGATGAAAGGCCGGCGGCGATGGCCGTGCTGCTGCGCGGCTCGACCTTGACGTTGTATGGCGGGTCCATGTTCACCAGGTCGATGACCGCGCCATCGAGCAGTCGATCGAGGTCCTCTGGCGATCCGCTATCACCGCACATCAGCCGATGGTCGCCCAGTAGCCAGATATCGCCGCGCTGCGTGACCGGTTCATCCGGAGGCTCGGGAATCCAGTCCGGGTCGGTTAGCCCTTCGGTTACGCCCTGGGCGCTAGTGAGCAGCTTGCCCAGTTCCTCCTCGTCGAAGGCTAGCACGTCCAGATCAAGACCGCCTTCGCGCAGCTCGTTGAGTTCGATGGGCAGAATTTCCAAGTCCCATTCGGCTAATTCGCCGGTCTTGTTGTCGGCGATCCTATAGGCCCGAGCCTGCTCTGCCGTCAGGTCGGTGGCGACGTGAACGGGCACCCGGGCCAACCCCAGTTTCTTGGCCGCCTTCCAGCGTGTGTGGCCGACGATGATCACGCCGTCGGCATCGACGACGATCGGCTGGCGGAAGCCGAACTCGGCGAGACTGGCCGCGACGGCGTCCACAGCCTGGTCGTTGATGCGTGGATTCCGCTCGTACGGTCGGATGTCGTCGATCTTGCGCAGTTCGACCGCGAATTTCTGCGTGGTTGCATCCTGGGTAGCGTTCATGAAAGCACCTCCCTGTGCCTTGGGGTTGTGCGCCAACGATTCGGCGCGTTGCCAACAAACTCTGTCACGAAAGCCGACGCGTTCCCGTGACCTCTCCTGGCCAGGTTCCCGGGAGGACCCGCGGACAAGCCCCTGCGACCAGGGGAGCATCGCGGGGCGTCTGGGACGCCCGCGTGCTCCCCCGTAGGGGGAGGGCTGTGTCCAGTTCCGCTCCCAGTTCCGCGTCGAGATTTCGTAAGCCGTTGAATATCAGCCACTTGCATTTGCGAGCCTCGCGGAACTGCGGCGCGTTTTGCGGCGCGTCTCACGAACTGTCCAGTTCCGCTACTGCCGTGGTTCGTAAGTGCTTGTTGGTTCATGTGTTGCAAACTTGATTTGCGGAACTGAGGGCGGAACCGAGTTCCGTCAGTTCCGCGTCCAGTTCCGCCGTTAGCCCTTTGTTTTCGTTCGCCGATCCTGCGTCAGTTCCGCCCATCGCATTGCGGATTTGGCGCACGTACCGCTCGGAGATGTCCGCCCGCCCGGCGATGTCCTGCACACTGGCCTGCGGGTTGTGGGCCAGTAGCGCCGCCGCCCATAGCGCCTTGTCGCCGGTCACGCCGTAGCGGTTCTTCACGTAGACCATGACCGAACCTGCCCGGATACGCGACGCCAGGCCGCGCTCCATCGCCAGGTCAAGCATCTCCTCGGCTTTGCGCTCGGATAGGCCCAGCCGCTGGTTGGCCTCGTAAATGACCGAGCGCTTCGAGCATGGGTCGCTGGCCGCAATGCACTGCTCGACAAAATCCTCGAGCGGCACCGACCTGGGCTTGCCGGACTTTTCCATGCCCAGTAGCGCCGACGTGTCCACCTCGTCGGTGGGCGTGAACAGGGGCCACTCCCACTTCAGCGCACGCGGAGCCATGGGCGGCCAACTGCGGACGGCCGACTCCAGCACGACGATGCCGTCTTCTTCGTGCGGACGCAGGATCAGATGCGTGTCGGCAGCGCGGGACTGACTACCCGCCCCGGCCCCCACGTCGGTCACGGCTTTGCCCGACTGATTGCCCTTGGAGGTGTGGTGGATCAGGACAAACGCGCACTGCAACCGGCTGGCGTAGTGGTCGATCAGGTTGTAGAGGTTGGCGATCGCGCCATTGTCGTTTTCGTCGGTGTCGCGCGGCAGCGTTCGGTAGAAGGCATCGAGAATGACGATCTTGTACTGACCCGGTTCGATCCGCTCGAACAGGCGGGCCAGACTGTACAGGTCGCGTAGCCGGCCGCGCAGGGAAACCATGTCGATGTTGCCGCTGTAGAGGTGGTGCGGGAAGTCCATGGCCTCGCTGATCACTCGGTAGCGGTAGGCGATGGTGTTCTGGTGCAGCTCATTGTCGATGTGCAGCACTCGCCCTGGCTCGACCGTCAGGCCCAGCCAATCCAGGCCCGAGGCGACGGAGATGGCAAGGCGGGAGACGAACCACGACTTGCCGATTTTCGGACTGGCGATGACATTCATGGTCTCGCATTCCCGCAGCAACTCGTGGATGATTGGGCGATTGAGGCCCGTGAATCCGTTGATCAGGGCCTTGAGCCCCTGAATCTCCGGCACAGAATCGGTGTTATCTGCAACTCCATGGCCGATGGGTGGACTGTCCGTCGGACATGCGCCGGGTGCAGCGGACAATCGGCATAGGGCCGAGATGTCCGCGCCATCGGCGTCCTGCGTCGAACAATGGCCACCGAAGCCCATGGACCGCAGAGATCGGGCGGCTTGTTCGAAATCCCCGCCATGTTCGAGCAGTGCGTAGACCGCGAACGGCGCATAGCCGGTCTGCGGTTCGAAGGGCGCGGCGTTCGAGCTGAAGACGTAAAAAACCGGTCCGTCGGCACACTCCTTCAGCGTGGCCGACCAGCCTCCTTCGCGCGGATCTTTGCCGGGGCGACGCCAGTATTCGTTGCCGTTTGCGCCCTGACGGTCAGTCAGCGGCACCCAGCCGTGCTTCTGGAGCACGGACCGCACATCTCCCCGACGGTTGAAGTCATCGCCCGGCCTGTCGTCATTGTGGGCCGACGCGAGCCGATGGTGCAAAGGCTCGGCAGACGTCGGCGTGAGGTGGTCGTTGTGCGCCCCATCGCGGCGAATGTCCGCCTCGTCGGCCGACAATTCGCAAATGTACGAAATGTCCACCGACGTAGACCGAGCAAGGCCGTTGTTCGACGGACCGTCACACATCTGGCGGTTCTCTGGTGAACAGCCGCCATGGTTCGAATTGTCTGCCGAGACTTCGCCTTGTCCGACGGACAGTGCGCTTCTCTGGCCGACATTCGCGCTGTGCGGCGGCCACTCGTTCAGATTCCACGCCGCCTGGAGCAGAATGTCACGATCGGCCTCGGTCAAGACGGGCAGGTGGCACAGATCGCCCTGGGTGATTTCGTATCCGGCCGTTGGGGCACAAAGGAATAGACCGCCTTCGCCCCGAGTCTCGATCAGCGTGACTACCTTCTCGCCCATGCGACGCTGGGCCAGTTTCAAATTGCCGCAGACGGCCACAGCGCAGCGGTAGATCACGTGCTGGCCGCCCGATGGGGTGCACTCGACGACCAGCCGCTGGCGAAGGTTGGCCGGAATTCGATCCCACCAGGCCGAGAACAGCTCGCCGCCGCCGTCGAAGTCGATGATCTCGACGTTGCCCGAAACCGCGCCGCAGAGAATGCAGACGGCATCGGGACTGTTCACCATCCAGGCGAACAACTCGGCCGGGGTGGGCAGTCTCTTCTGATATTGTTTCCACCGGCCCACAGCAGGGCGCTTCTCGGCTCGGATGGCCGAGAGCACACACAGACCCGCCGACAGGTATGTCTGCGCGACGTCTAGGATGGACGGTCGATCAGCCATGCGCCGGCGTCACCTCCACCGCTTCGAGATTGCAGCGAAAGTGCCAGAACATCCGCAGCGCCTGCCGCGTCACGGGGAACGGCTCGGAGGGATCATCCATCTGGTGCGCATCGCACTGGTGAGCCTGTTGGACGAGTCGCTCCAGCTCATCGATGCCGATGCGTTTGACCGCATCGAGCAGGTGGGCCACACGGTCGACCGTGCTGGGATTATTGCGACATGCGGCGTAGAGCATGAGTTTTTCCTTCAGAACGGGATGTCATCTTCGGGCCAGACCGGCTCGGGCAAGTTGTCGTCGATACGTTCATCGCTTCCATCGAGGCGCGGTGGAATCGTGCCCAGTTGGTAGTCGATGATGCGGTCGAACTTCTCTCCCGCTACCGATCGCACGGTGATGGCCAGCGTCGTCGCGAGCGCCCCAGCCTCGGCCAGCGCCACCGCTTCCTCGGCCGAGTTGGGGAATGGCTCATTCGACCTGGCTCGCCACCAGGCCTCGAACTTCTGCCGCGCGTAGCCGGTGTGCTCGGGGCAGACCCATTCGCTGTGGTAGTCATTGAATCCGCAGCGGTAGTCGATCCGCATCGTGCGCGGATGCTCCGGCGGCGCGTCGCGCTTGTGGTGGACGCTGTAGTAGACCTCGCTGACGGCGTACTGCGTTTCGGTGACCTTGCCAGAGAGGATGCCTGCGGTGCTTGCCTCTCGCTCGTGCTTCTCACGTTCGCGAGGCGGGAACTCATAGCCACACTCGGGACAGACGCTATAGGCGGCATGGATCACCGCCTGGCACTGCGGGCACTCCTTGGCCGGCGCGTCACCGCTGCCCGCGGCGCGATCGTCGACCTGCAGCGCATCGACGGGGCCATGTCGCAGTATGTTGCCGCCAAAATCCAGCACCAAGCAGTTGGCCTTTGACGGATGGAGGCGAAAGCCCCGTCCAACCATCTGGTAGTACAGGCCAGGGGACATCGTCGGCCGCAGCAGGGCCACGCAGTCAATGTTGGGCGCGTCGAAGCCCGTGGTCAGCACGTTGACGTTGACCAGGTACTTGAGCGTGCCGCTCTTGAACCGCCTGAGCGTCTCGGACCGCTCGAAGGGCAATGTTTCACCGCAAACGAACCCGCACTCATGACCCATTTCGCCGAGCACCCGCTGCACGTGAAGCGCGTGGTTCACACCGCTGGCGAAAATCAGGACCGAATGCCGCTCGCGCGTGTGATCGACGATCTCCCGACAGGCCGACCGCACCAGGGAATCGTCGTCCATCAAGGCTTCGACCTCACCGGCGATGAACTCGCCGCCCCTGATATGCAGGCCCGAGGTGTCCACCTTTCGCCGGCCCGCCTTGGTTTTCAACGGGCACAGATAGCCCTGCACGATCAACTCACGGACACCCACCTCGTAGCAGATATGGTTCAGAAGATTCTCCGGACCACAGATCATCCCCGTGGACATCCGGTAAGGCGTGGCCGTCAGGCCGATCAGGCGAACGTTGGGATTTGCTTCCTTCGCGTCCGCCAGGAACGTGCGGTACATCCCCTCGCCGTCCGGCGGGAGCATATGACATTCATCCACAAGGATGATGTCGAAGCTGTCGAGTTCCTTCGCCCGTCGGTACACGCTCTGGATGCCAGCCACGATGATCGGATGGTCGGTGTCCCGGCTGCCCAGCCCGGCCGAGTAGATGCCGATTTGGTGCCACAGGTCCGGTGCCATCGCGTGGAGCTTGTCTGCCGCCTGCTCGAGCAACTCCTTCACGTGGGCCAGGATCAACACCCGTCCGTCCCACTGCTGGACGGCATCGCGGCAGATCGTGGCCATCACCGGCGTCTTGCCACCGGCCGTCGGGATGACCACGCAGGGATTGTCATCCCGACGGCGCAGGTGGTCATAGACGGCTTCGACCGCTTCGGCCTGGTACGGACGCAGCGTGATCGCGGGCGCTTCCGGAGGCGGCAGAAGCGACTGGCTCAAGCCCTGACCTCCTCGGGAAGCGGGAACTGCTCGCTGCTGGCCGGGTAGATACGGCTGGGATTCTCGCCCTTGAGCCAAGCGGCCAGCACGCGCTGAACCTTGCCGTAGCGCTGCACGCGCTGGCTGTAGGAGCCGCCGCGATTCTCCTGCAGATGCTGACGCAGCAGAACGATGATGCCCTCGTCGCCGGAGGTCACGATACCGGTGGTTAGCTTGCGGCAAAAGTCTTTGAGCATCGCCCGATCGACCGAGTAGTACGCACGGGCGACTACCGCCCTCGTGATGGCGGTGTTGACGCCGCGGGCCGAGGTGACGGTCGGTAGGTTTGCCACGGCAAACGCGATGGCGTCGTGGTGCCTGCGCAGCGTCTCGGATGCCTCAGCTGGCGAGAGGATCGGCGGGTTGCTGAAACCGCCCAGCATCGCCCGCAACGTCGCCAGATCGTTCTTGCTGACATCGCCGTTTTCGCCGGCGATGTTGAGGATGTCCGCCAGCGAGCGAGACTTGCCCGAATTGATGGCCATCATCGACTGCGGGTCCACGTCGCGCCAGACGAACATTTCAACCGGAACGCCGGACATGCAGATGGCCCACAGACGGTGCTGCCCGTCCAGCAGCGTGCCGTCGGGACCAAAGGCGATACCCTCGTGTGTCAGCTTCCACTTGCCTTCGGCCATGTCGCGGGCCAGACGGTCCACATGCTTCTGGGACAACTTGCGGTTGTTGGTGTTGGCCTGTTCCAGCCACTTGATCGCCTGGTCGGGCGTGATGAGGATGCGCTCGACGATCGGGCCGGTGCCTGCCATTGCGAGGTTGGTATGCGCGGCACTCATGCGTCACCTTCTTTCTTGTCACGGAGATAGGAGGTCAGGGAATCGATCAACCGGAGAGCGTAGTCCTCGCCCATGGCGGCCACGATGGCCCTAGCGCCATAGGCTGGGTCATGCGGCAGGTTGAGATTGGTTTGGGCCAGGGCCGGGCGCGCTTGGCGGGTCGGCAGCGCAGCGTTGGGCGAGATGCCTCCTGGTTGGCGTTTCTTTCTCTCCGCTCGGCCGATGTTGGCGGTGTTGTAGAGCTTGCCATCGGTTCCCTTGCGGGTGGCGCAGCTATGGATTTCCATACCTGAGCGAACCGAAGCGACGGTCTTCGGATCAACTTGGCAGCGTTGGGCAATCGCGTTGTTCGACCAGGGATTCCCATCATCGTCGACACTGACGAGAGGATTGGTCAGCATGGTCAGCACGGCTTTGCGTTTATCCCCGTTGGTGCGGCGAAGCCCGTGCGTGGCGTTGGCACCCACCGAGTAGAGGATGGCGTCGCGCTGGGTACCCTGGCGAACGTGAGCGAAGATGTAGTCGCTCTTGATTTTCCTGTTGGCCCAGTACCGGTGGAATCCATCGGCCAGCCAGTAGTTCGCGCCGTCGTAGAAGACGGTGACCGGTGTAAGGTCGACACCGGCGCTGTACTGTTGGGCGTATTCATCGACGATGCTCTGATCGATAGCCACGCGAGGCTGAGTGCCGCCGTCGATGCGGATTTCGTCAAGTCGCAGAGTCTTGAGATTATCAGTTGTCATGGAGGTGCTCACTTTCCATTTGGGGATACCTGGCCCCGCACAGCGGGCAGCGACGCAGGGGCATCTCAGCGACCCGAACCACGACCATCCCGCCGCCAAGCACCTCGCATCGCCGCACGGCCAGCAGGTCGATCTGGCCGTCGTCCTCGAACACGCCCGCATGGGCGAGGGCGTCTTGGGTGCATTTGAGGAGGTTGTCCAGGTCGCGCCGCCGCCTGTCGGGCGGGAAGGCATCCATCGCCAGGGCGATGCGTCCGCCCGCAGGCGGCTTGCGGATTCCGCTTCCGCCGCCCGGAGCCAGGAGCCTGCACACTTGGGTGCGGTACTCTCGACCCTCGCGGCTGATCAATGTGCGAGGCCCGACACGGCGGTAGTAGTGGTTCGCGCTGGGGGGCCAGGGCAGCGTCAGTTCCATCGCATCTGCCCTCATCGCTTCCACGGCGGCGTGGTGTCATGGATCGGGGACTGCTGCGGACGACCGGCGGCAGCCGCCTTCGCCTCGTAGCCCTTGACCTCGTTGGTGATCTCGCCGGTATCCTCGCGCTTCTTGCACTTGACCGAGATCACCAGCGGGATGTTGTGCAGCTCGACGCTGTCCTTGGGCTGCATCACGCCGACGGCGCGGCAGACGGCCGAGAGGTTGCCGCGGGCGATCTTCTGCGTCAGTTCGTTGGGATGGTTGATGCACAACCGGTCCCACACCTTGCGGCCCTTGCAATCGCCTTCAAGAACGGTGAACTCCAACTGCAGATAGCTGCCATCGCCACGCTTGGTGGCCTTCATCTCGCTGGCGGTGATCGCCACGAGGTACTTGCCGGCAGGCAATGCCTCAAACGTGGTAGTCGGTTCGACTTCGTTGGCGTTGAATCCGTTCAAATTTGCCATGGGTCAGCTCTCCTTGCTGTTGATGGTGTTGCTGGACATGGCCTGCATCAGCGCGGGCCACGAAAGAGGAAGCTCGGCCGACAGGCCGTAGCGGTTCTTGGCCAAGATCACGTTGGTGCCCTCGGTCAGCAGCAGGCGCTGGTCGCCCTGGCGGTGGGCGTAGAGCACGCAATCCGCCCACTCGATGAAGGGCGGCGCGATCCAGTGCGGCAGGTCCGGCGAGGCCAGACGCTGGTCGTACCCCTCGGGCGTGGTCATCTTCGTGTTGACCGCGTGGGCCAGAAGGATGATGGCTGCGCCAGTTTCGGCCACGGCGTTGAGCATCGGCAGCAGATCGCGGTAGACGATGTTCTGCACGATCTCCCGGGCCTTGAAATACCCGCCATGGGCGGTGCCCAACGTGCTGGTCAGATCGGAACCGGCTTTGGGATCGAGGTCGTGCACGACGTGCTCGACGATCCGCTGGACCATCCAGTCGATGGTGTCAATAGCCACCGCCGATGGGGCATCCGCATGCTCCAGGCTTGCCAGCTCGATGAGCCACTTGCGCATCTGCGGCCAGGATTGCAGGTATGGCGTGCGGGTCAGGCCAGGCACCGCACCGGCACCGTTTTCGCAGTCCAACAGAACGGCACTGGCCGATGCCGCGAAGGTGGTCTTGCCGACACCCGGCTGGCCGTAGACGATCATCTTGGGTGGCGCGGGCGTGGTGCTCTTGATCAGTGAGTTCATCAGGGTCATGAAGGTTCTCCTGCGCAGTGGTTGCCCACGTTGGGATTCCAGGTCAGGGCCAAGCGGCCGCTCACACTGCAGGTGCGGCTCTTGCCGTTGCGGACCAGGCCGGCGTGACGGAGTTCCGGCAGGCGCTTGTGGGCCTTGATGCCCAGGCGATCCTCGATCTCGCGGGCCGTCAGCCCGGGCGTCTGCATCACGGCCTGGAAGCACAGTGCCCGGTGTCGACGGACCGAGCCGCTGGCTTCGGCCTGTCGCCCGGCCAGCGCCGACGTGGGCGGGTCTGTGTTGCGGTAGTTGCGGTTCATAGGGTTCTCCGGTTGTCTGTGGGTCTTTTCGTGTTCCGTCTCGCTGGCCAGCGAATGGCAGGTGCGGGAGTCGAACCCGCGTTCCGGGGCTTATGAGGCCCCAGCAGCCCGGCCCTGCCGAAAGTGCGCCCGGGCGGGCGTAGGGAGTCCGGCCGCGTACCCTCCGTGGCGGCATCCATGCCGCGCGGCACGCCGTCCCGCGCCGGGCGCAAGAGATGGATCACGGAAACTCGAGGATGCGAATCACCTCGTAGCCGGTCGGAAAGGCATCGATCTCCCAGGCTCGACGCAGGCGGCGGATCGCTTCCTCGTTCTCCTGCCGCGCAATGGACAGCGTGTTGTCGCTGACTCGCCACACGCCGCAGCGGAACGGCTCGACCTTTTCCACGGCGACGATGTAGACGGGAACGAGCTCGCCGATCACCTGGGCCAGCACGGCCTGATAGAACGCCATTTGGTTGTGGTAACAGCGGCGCTTGGCCTCGTTCTCGAACCAAGTCAGGTCGGCGGTGGTCTTGAGGTCGACGATGCCTCGATGAGGGTGAATCCAGTCGAATCGAGCCTGACACGGTGTGCCGCAGTATTCGGCCCGCACGACGCCCTCCGCCCGCCCATAGAGAAGCAGGTCCACCGCCTCGTCGTTCATGGCCACACCGGCGGCCATCTGTTCGATCAGCTCGACCTGCTCATGCGAGAGAACCGGCTTGCCCTGAGATTCGGCCCACTCGGCAAAGGCCTTGGTGTTCGATCCGAAGGGCTTACCCGTGCGGGGATTGATCGGGCCACCGATGGCGAATTGCGTCTCGTAGGCGTCGCGGCCTTCAAGGATGCGGACGTGGGCAGCGCGGCCGAGCAGCAGCGCGGGGCTGTCCGTGTCGACGATCAGGCCCAATTGCTTCTTGCGATACAGCCAGGGACAGGCCATGAAGTCGAGCAAGTGGTGGCTCGACAGATACTCGCCTGCCTTGGCGTGATACTCCTCGGCCGGTTCGGCGCTGAGCACGCCCAGGTCGATCACTGGATTGTCGTTCGTGGTCTGCGGCATTGTTGGTCGGACTCCCATGCTTGGAGCGATGCGCTGGTCGCCATCGCCCGTCGCAGGGTGATTACCCGCTCGGCCGCCAATCTCGCCGTGACCCCCTAAATCCATATGGGTCGCGAAATGGGTTAGGCCGTCACATATCGCTCGCGTGAAGGCCCCATGTGGCGACCCATATGCGTTTCACACGCCATCTTCGACCTTAGAGATGTGACCCAGATCGTTGGCGGAACCTGCGTTCGTGACGCCGAGACCGGCTCGGCGCAGCCAGCACAGTCACGAATGAAAGGCTGCCAACATGGAAATGCCGAACTACGACGGGATCATCGAAAAGTGGAAGGTCAACCTCATCATCAGTCGCGCCAAACGCTGCGGGTTCAAGCCGCACGAGCTTCCCGACGCGCTGCAGGAAGCGGTGCTGGTCGTGCTTGAATTCAAGTACGACCCCGACCACGCACAGGGCGCAACCGAGCGCACGGCGCTGGTGGCCGTCATCGATAACCGCCTGCGGAAGATGAAGCGCGCCGCCACGCGTTATCGCACGCATCTCGAACGCCTCGGCGACAGCGCCACCGAGTTCAGCCGCGACGAAATCGACACCCGCGCGATGGACGTCGCCAGCGCCATCGGCGACCTGTCGCCGCGCGAAGAGGAGATCTGCCGGGGCCTCGCCGACGGTCTGTCCGTCGCCCAGTTGGCCAAGCAGATGGGCTGCGGCTGGCACACCGTTGCCCGCATCATTCGCCGTCTACGTCAGCGCTTTGAGCAGCTCGGTCTGGACGGGTGGGCGAAGGAATGAGCGACCGCGAATCCTGTACATGCACGCTCGATCCGCCGGCCAAGATTTCCTGTGAATCGACTGGATTAAGTGCCCTTGATGAGCAAGCTGTCCCCAGCCTTCAGCGACGGCGGCGGCCGCTGTCACTGGCATGGATTTCGGACGAGCTGCTGGCCGATACCATCGAGCTCTGGTCGGAGTCGTATGGCCGGCCGATCAGCGAAGACGAGGCCGTGGAGATTCTCATGAACGTCAAACGAATGGGCGAGCTGCTGCTGAGATTGCGAAGGGAGGGCGGCGACGGATGAACGTGGTGGCCTGGGCTCGAGTATCGTCCCGCGAGCAGCGCGAGGGCTACTCCATCGACGCGCAGATCCGTGCGATGCGCGAGAAGGCGGCGAAGGCCGGCTGGACCATCGTCCGCGAGTTCGTCGTCGCCGAGTCGGCCAAGCGCGGTGCCGATCGCGTCGCGTTCAATCAGATGTTCCAATGGGTCAAGGCCAACGCCAGGCGTGAGAAGATCAACGCTATCTTCGCCCACAAGCTGGACCGCGTCTGCCGCAACATGCGCGATGCGGTTCGCCTCCAGGAACTGGAAGACGCCTGCGGTGTGCAACTGACCTTTGTTGAAAACCAATTCGGCCCCGGCGCGGCGGGCGCACTATCGTTCAACGTGATGGCGGCGGTGGCGCAGTACTACTCGGACAACCTGCGCACCGAGGTGATCAAGGGCATGGACGAGAAGGTGCGGCAGGGCTGGCCCACGGGCCTCGCGCCCTATGGATATATGAATGTCGACGACCGCGACGAGCCGGTCGTGCCGCACCCGGAGAAGTCCAAGACGGTCGTCCGCATCTTCGAGCTCTACGCCAGCGGTCGATTCACCTTCAAGAGCCTGGCCGACAAACTCGCCGCCGAAGGGCACACCTACCGGCCCAGCCAACCGCGATTCCACCGCACGGCGCTTTCGTATATCCTCAACAACCGGTTCTACATCGGCGAGTTGCAGCGTAACGGCCAGACCTTCCAAGGCCGCTACCGCCTGCTGATCGACCGCAAATTATTCAACGTCTGCCAGGATATTCTCAACGGGCGCAACCGGCGGACCGGAAACCCGGACATTGCTTTCTCCGGTGGCATCCTCCGCTGCGCGTGCTGCGACTTCGCCATGACAGGTGAACTGATTCGTCGCAAGCTCAAGGATGGCGGCTGCAAGGAACACGTCTACTACCGCTGCGGCAACAACCGACCTGGCAACGGACACCCGAAGGTACGGTGGCGGGAGAGCGAGATTGAGGCTGCCATCGAGAAGGAATTGGATGCCATCAGGCTGCCCGAGCCGCACGCCCGATGGTTCCGCAAGGCGCTGGAGGCCAGTTTCAGCGACATCGGGCTCGTTCAGGCCGAACGGAAGCGAATCCTGGCCAAACGCCGCACGGAGCTGACCAACATGCAGGACCGCCTGCTCAACGGCTACCTGGCCGGCTCCATCGACCAGCAAACTTTCCAGATCAAGTCGCTCGATCTCAAGACACAGCTCGAAGAGGTCGAACGCCAGCTCGATGAGGTCGACAAGTTCGACCCCGCCCGCGGCGAAGCGGCCCTGGCAACGTTCGAGTTCAGCCAGAATTTGGTTGAACTGTGGCGCGGTTCAAACTCGGCACAAAAACGCGAGTTGCTGGAGGTGGTCAGTTTGAACCGTAAGGTGAGCGACGTAAGTCTAGTGCTGATAAAGAGAAAGCCGTTCGACTTTTTAGCCGAACGGCCCTTTTTGAAGAAAAGTCGGGGCAACTGGATTCGAACCAGCGACCTCTTGACCCCCAGTCAAGCGCTCTAG